CGGAGTACCCGTCATGACCTTTGTTCCCTGTTAATTCGTTTAACAATCATTTGTAGGTAAATCAAATGTGCTGCCCTTGTGCGTGGGTAGTTAAAGGCAATCGCACCTTCCCATGAAACACACTTTCTGCAGCAATGTGGGGGTGCTAGTAGTGGTTCCTTATAAAAAAGAAACTAGGTTTCTTTTTAGGTTTTTCTTTCTTGGTTGCAGTGATGCATATCCGTTTTACACATGTCTAATTTAATCCAACAAACTAATAGCTCCGCTGTTGAAGCCAGCAGTCAATCTCTTCACTCCAAGCAATTGGAGGTCACTAAATCTAAGCATAAGCGTAAACCCGCTTTGCTCAAGTCAGACATGGCAGTGTGTTCATACACTGGTATGTTTATTAATGACAAACCCATGATGAAAAGAACCAATGGTGGAACTGTACCGGTGTCTTGTTGCGTTAATTCCAACAAAGAACATATAATGAAGGAGCACCCTTATCATTGTCATGAGTGTATTTACAAAGGAAAATTCTTTGGAGTCGCTCATCATAGCATTGATGCTCATCAAGTCATTTATTGTCATCTTTGTGAAGAACCCTTTAACAGTTTTGAGGCTTATAAGTCACACATGAGGTCACACAAAGGCTGTGGCTGCGATTTTGACCATTCATCTCGTTTGCTGGTGTATGCACACTCTTTAGAGTGTGATCACCCGTGTTATGATGGAGAAAGAGTGATTAAAGTTGTTAGACCACCTAAGTCTAAAGCCGAAAAAGGAAAATCAAAAGCATATGAATGCCACATCTGCGAAGCAATGATAGTGTCAGAAGCTCTTTTAGATATGCATTATAAATCAAAACATCCAGAATATAACCCTAATAATAAAGTAGCAATTGGACAACCATCTCCACAACAACAGTCTCCTGAGGCCCAACCAGTCCAGGAAGACAGTAATTCACAGGAGGGCCAAATTGAGCGTGATAACCCAGTAATGGGTGTTGATCAGGGTGCTCAAGTTGGACCTCAGCAAAATCCCGCGGCTGGGCTATCCCCAGTCGAAGGTAACGAGTTGGTAGTACAAGCTAGTCAAATACATCAAGTATTTGTTGGCATGCTACAAAACGCATCTCAATCGGATGCAAATAAAATTCATAATTATCTCCATAATGACGGAGAATTAATTGTGACTAAGAATGCCTATAGCCTTTTACATGGGCATGGAATTAATCTTGATAGAATAAAAATAGCCCAGCCATTAAATTTGAGCGTCGGCTTGAATTTAATCAAGAGTTTTATAACTGGATCATTTCGTATTTTGCAAGTAGCTCTTGCCGAACAACAATTAAGTCGTTCATTTCGTTTATTTAAAACACTGATTTCCTATACTTGGAGGTTAGTTAAAGCTACATTACAACAACCAATAAATTTAAGATTTTTAGAAAATCCTGTCATTGAGCCTTACGTCAATGAAGACGCACCGCCCATTGACTCAGAAAAGTTACCCAACCCTAACCCAAGTTTCTACAATGCAACGCATAACACATTCGTTAGATTAAATGGCACATTTGAATTTGTCCATAAAAATAAAAATCTGAACAAATATGCAGCTGAATTGCGCGAGGCTCTTAATATAGCCAATCCTATTTATCTCATTGCATGGAGGCTATTGCAATGGGCTAAATTAGAACCTCCTGACGACTATGATGAAGTCAAATGGGTTTATAAACGATCAATTAGGTTGCCACAGAATCGGGATTATAGACCTTCAGACAAACAATATCAAAAACTTAAAATTACTGATCCCATATTGGAAGTTTGGACAATGACTACTTGGGAGTGCTATACTGATAAATTAACATTTAGTTATGTTGATTTATTTAGAAACACTAATAATTTTATGTCTATAATTCAACGGATATCCCCTTGGAGGTTCCCAGCTGTAGCGTTTCGACGAGTCAGCCAAGACTATATTATATCTCGTGCTTATATTGCAGATCTTAATAGCATGCCAATGGCTGCATCTTCATTTGACAATTGTTATCCACTGGCTCTACAGTCGGTTGATAGAGTGAGTCATATTAATTGTCCCACTAAAATTGATTTGCAGTTGCCATTGCTGGGAATTAATCTTCGCTTTCACAGTCCTTTGCTGTCAACAGCAATGTTTTTAGTTGGAATACATGCTAAAGAACGTGAAAAGGTTATTGATCCTGCAAATTTTCTGTTGGCAGGGCCAGCAAACAAACCCCGCTCTTATGGGGATATCGTTATAGAGAAGTTGCTTTTCCTAATATTCGACCTATCCGTAGCGATCTCGTTGTCATCGCTGGTCGTGCTTTACCTCGAGGCCGGACGCCAATCAGTTCCACTCTCCCTGTACATTTGGAAAATTTTGTCCCACCAAAAGCTGATACTTCTGACCCAACGAATGCTCTTGCAAGTGTTTGCGGGAGAGCTGGCCGAACTGCCTATAACCGTGACCCAAATTTCTTCGCTCGTTTCGCCACTTTTTTCAAGCGCAAATGCTTGGAAACATTTGACCCTATTCTTCCTGATTCTCCGATTACTTTCGAGAATTGGGTTAGTACCATAAATCAGCCTGAATGGAGAAAAGAAGAGCTACGCTCTGTGTATAATAGTACATATGTAAATAAAAAACCTGTAGAAATATTAAAAGATAATGTAAATAAATGTAATATAAAATTAAAAGAAGTCAAGGCTTTTATCAAAGATGAGTTTTTGACTGAATATAAGTACCCTAGGTCAATTTTTGCCCGTTGTGACGCTTTTAAAGTCATAGCGGGGCCTTTATTCTCTGCAATAGAGAAAAAAGTTTTTTGTAAACCTTGGTTTATAAAATATGTTCCAGTAATGGAGCGACCTGCAGCATTTGCTGAATGCTTTGCCGGTTTATCTGGGCCAGCATCGCAAACTGACTTCACTTCTTATGAAGCGGCATTTGACTCACCAATGATGGAGTTAGAAGGTTGGTTCTATAGCTATATGACTAGCAAATTAGATCCAGAAAATCGAGCACTCATGGCTATTGTGACGGAAACATTAGCTGGAGTGAACGATGTTAGGTACAAATTTTTTCGAGCATTCATACTTGCTAGACGAATGTCTGGCGAGATGAATACTTCCTTAGGTAATGGGTTAATTAACCTAATGTTGCATTGGTTCCTCTGTGATGAGAATGGAACCACCTTCAACGGTAAGGTTGAAGGTGATGATGGGTTATTTATGCATAGGGACCCATCCAAGGCCCCCACTGCAGCCCAGTATGCCGCATTAGGCTTTGACATTAAGCTTGTCAAGTATGAGAGGTCTAGTGAGGCCTCATTCTGTGGCATGGTATATGCCCCAGAAGAAATGATTAATATCACTGATCCTTATTATGTACTCAGTACATTTGGATGGTGTGATAAAAAATATAATTTCTCCAGTAGAAAGAAGAAAATGATGTTATTACGTGCAAAGGCACTTTCCATGATATATCAATATCCCGGATGTCCAATTTTGAGCTCCTTGGCTTGTAAGCTTTTAGAGTTTACTAAGTCAATCACTATTACTCAGCAATATATTGATACACTCGATTCCTATAAGAGAGAACAAATGCTTAGTATTCTTAGCATGGCTAAGAAGCGTTCCTTAGAAGAAGTGATGGCAATTAAACCCGGAGTTTATACGCGCGATCTTATGTATAGACTATACGGGATTTTGCCAACAGTTCAAGAATTGTTAGAACATCAATTTTTAAATTTGACGATCAGCACAGATATTGTAATAAATTTAGACTTTATAGGTTATCTGTTTCCTAAAGTTTGGTCAGACAATTATAAAAATTTCACCACCACAGTAAAGCAATTTAGAAAACGGCTTATGTATACAACGCATGATGCCTGGATGCTATCTGTGGTTCATCAAACGAAGCGGGGTCCTGCTGGCTTCGTACCGATTTGGTGGGATCATGTCTGACCAGCTGGTCACTAGAGCAGAAGTTTCTCTATAAACCTTCCGTTTGTGAATGTACGATAACACTAGGGGAAAGATGCTAGTTAACTGCGG